TCAAGTCGCTTCAGAATCAGAACTTCGTCAGAAATCTGCCTGACGATGCCCGGAATGTAAAACTCCTTGAGCAGCGCCTCGATGGTATCCCTACCGGCACCAGCCATGTGGGGTTACCTCCTTATCGAGGGTTGAGGTTTCCTAGGTTAGTTACCACCCTCCATCAGGTGCTTTGCACGTTCCACAGCGAGGGCATGTGCCATGTCCGTGTTGGTGATGATGATAGGCTCCTCAGAATGGGGAGCACCACCGCCGCCACCGCTGGACTTCGGTACTGCCTTCTTGGTCGCAACATAGTCCGTGACAAGACGATCCCGCACGCCGTCGAAGTATTCCTTCGCAGCGAATACGTCACCACCCGTGGAGGCGGCGATCTTGTAAATCACGTCCATGTCCTCGTCCTCTAGCTTAGGATTCTTGCGGCGTAGTTCCGCAACGTCAGACTCGATTTCCCGAATCTGGCGCTCCATAGCCTCGTTACGCATGCGCTCCTGGGCCTCAGCCTCTTGAGCGGCGCGCCACTGCTTCAGTTCATTTAGCTCCTGAACGAAGGGGTTATCCGCATACTCACTCAGGTCATATCGCTCACCCTCACTGGTTGTCTCCTCAATCTGCCGAGAGGCTTCACGGGAGGCAGCAGCCGGTGACATACCCGCCTGCTCCAATGCAGCGGTGAGTTCCTGGTGTACCGAGAGTGCGTACTCTGGATCAGAGCCAAGTTTCTGAACGAAGTCATACGCCTGGCGTGCCTCTGTGGGATCGACTCCCTCAAAGGCTCTGCGGAGTTCGGCGTTAGCCTGGCTCTGCTTAGTAGACAGTCTCTGGAAGGACTTGTAGGCGGTGACCACGGCTTCGCGTGCTTCACCCTCCAGCCCCTCAAGGAGACTCTCCAGGTCGGCCCTAGGGATGAAGTCCTCCTCCTCCGCCTCAGGTTCTGCGGGGGATTCGGTTGTTTCATCGTCAGCCGCTGGCGCTTCCTCTACTACTTCGTCGGATTGTTCCTCAACCTCAGTGCCCGGCTCCTCGTCAGGGGCCTCACCGATGCTAAAGAGTTCCTTCGCCGCAGCAGCGGCAGCATCCAAATCTACATAATCTTCGGGCATTTCTGCTCCTTAGGTTAGCGGAGTGCCATTAGCTTGTTCCGCGATTGAGAGGCGGGTGTTCGATGACCTCATACTCCGCCTCCTCTATCTCCTCCTCGCGTTTGAGCGCGCTGGAGACAGCCCCTTCCACAACGCCCTTCGCTAGTGCGCGGAGAGCCTCGTGGTCGAGTGCGGGCCTGTCGGAATCCTTCCGCTTCAAGCCCTGTGCTAGGTTGATCTTGTCCGTTAGGACGCCCACGCCTGTCATCAGATCGCGGGCCGCTACCTCCCCGTCCTCCACCTTCTGTCGCCATTGGCTCAGAGCGAGGTCACGGGCTGAAGTAGCGTCTGTTATGAACTGCTCGGCTTGTGCCTGCGCCGCCGTTAGGATAGCGTCGGGCACGCCGTCATGCTTCCACTCGTCCCGCCAGGTCTGGAGCGTCCCCTTGGGGATGCCCGTCTCCCGAGCGGTGCGGGTGAGGTTTCCATCATTGAGGGTTAGGGAGCGGAGTGCCGCCCCCTTCGCCTCATCATCGTATTTACTTTTTCGTTGGGCCACTAGGCTTCTCCCTGGCAGTTTTCATTGCCTGCTGGTGTGCCTCCTCGCCCTGAGCTGCCTTCTGTTCGGCGTGAGCCATCTTCTGAAGGGTCGATGCCTGCGAGACAGCATGCTTATCCATCGCAAGCTGCGCCTGCATGACCTGCTCCGCCTGGGTGAATTCATCGTTCCCAGCCGAGTCAGCGTCCGGCTTATCCATCGAGTCGGTAACCCACGTCTCAAGCGGCTCCTCCATGAAGTCCTCAGGAGTGACCTGGATGCCTGCCTTGTTAGCAATCTCGGCAGCCACCGTAGGCCCAGCCGTGCCCTTGATAGCGAAGTTGACCCTAGGTGCCTGACCTTCCGGAAGCGGGGCCTTAGACTTGGCCTGCTCCTGCGTCAGCGACGCGTGAAGCTCAAACAACCTCTGTATTTCGGGGTCGAGCGCCTCGTATTCCACACTGACCATGAAGTCGTGCAGAACGTCGAGGTGTACGGAGTCGTTGTCCATGAGACCTGGCGAGAACGCCGCCTGCTCTAGCACCTGCTGCACTTCGGACTCGTCCTGAAGTGGCTGGCCGGTGGAGGGGTTGATCCCCTGCATCAGAGCCTGCTGCGCCTGGCGTACCGCACTCATGTTGAGCGGCTCACCCTTGATGAGCTTCTCAATTTCGCGGTATGCCTGATCCTCGTCGGCAGCGTACTTAGCGGCCACCGACTTCATATCAGCTAGGTCGTAGTATTTCCACGCCTGGTGAGGCTGGAGAACACCTCGGTCAACGTAGGAGTCGATCCGCGCTTGCCGCCCTGCGCGAGTGCGAGGAAGGCCAGAACCTGACTCAGCGGTAACATCGACACCTCCCTTGATGTCGGCACCCTTGAACTTCTTGACCTGCATCGACCCGCCGCCGCCCCTGATTTTGAGGAGGCGAGGCTCAACGTAATACTCCTGCGCGAGTATGAGCAGGAGCTTGGACGCACGCGCGAGCGAGGTCTCGATGAGCTTGATGGTCGGGGCCAGTCTGTCGGTTGCCATTTCCTGAAGCAGGTCGATAGCGACGCCCGCTTCCACATTCGGGGGCACGCGGCCCTCCGAGACTTCATTGAGGCCGAACACATCCCGCAGCCGCATGGTGACATCCTTGAGGTGTTCAAAGACGTAAGGCGGCATGGAGGGGAGGTTCTCGACCTCGGGGCGCATCCCAGCGATGGGCTGGAACTCATAGACGGCACCTGGCTCGTCGGTGATTCGCTGCTTGAGCGAGCCGACGGGTGCCCACACCCTTGGTTTGATTGTGAGGTTCTTGTACTGCACGATCTGGCTGATGGTGCGGTTGAGTTCCTTCTGGAGCGGACGGGCCATGGTGACCACGGCATCGTCGTAGATGCTACCCGGAACCCGCACACCGTTGAACTTGACCAGCGGCAGTTCGTTCGTGGGGAATTCCCACGGCTTGTCGTAGAGAATGTTCTGCTTGTCGTCGGCAGGAGCGCCAGGCTTGTCGCCTGCGCCGTCCTCTACCCACACGACGTAGCGCCCACGGGGTAGCGCAGCCTGAGGGAGGAAGTAGCCGAAGTAGACCTTCTTCACGGTCTTGACGTGCGAACCGGAGTCCGCCGAGCCTTCGCCCATCTTGAGGGCCTTGTCCGGCTCCGTCGGCACCGCGTCTGCGATGATCGTCTTGCCGAACCGGGCCTTGATTTCGTCCGGCGACATAGAGTGCTCGCAGATTGCGTACTTGGCTTCGGTATACGTCTTGGCTGCGGGATCGACCCACACCTGGAAAGGCGAGAGCACGTCCACGCGAACGTCACCGAGGAACACCGTCTGATCGGAGTAGTCCTCCGGCAGACCCATCTGCTGAAGCTGGTGCTTGTACTGCGTGACGAGCGCGTCGTTAGTGATGACGCTCCCATCTGTCGGGTTCATGGTGAACTCCATGGGAAGTCCTGCTTCCTCATCCCACGAAATCTTCCACCAGCCCTGACCAGCCACGATTGACCACAGGAGGGCTTCCTCCAGCTTGTCATCCATGCCCAGCGAGACCCACCAATCCTCAAGCAGAAACTCGCTCATCTGCGCCGCCTTCACGTCCCCTGTCGAGGACGACTGTGGCGTAGCCGACATAACCGGCTTCGTCTTGGTCAGTTTCGCAAGGAGAGTCTGGACGCCGGGAGTGATTTGGTTGGCGGTGAGCCTCACTCGGTAGCGGGGCTTCTCGCCCTCCTCAGTCGGAAGGGTCTCCAGCCTGCCCGCCTTAGAGACGTAGCAATACTGGTTGTTCCGATAGAAGGCCAGATTCAACTTCCAGTCGTTTTCCAACTTCTGACGGTGCTTCTTGAGTTCGTCTAGCTTCTGCGTGAGGTCAGCGGCGGTCTTGAGGTCGCTGATAGACTTGCTACTCGCAGCGTTCTTGTTGGTAGACGCCACCTAACCCTCCTTACATTACTTCGATGTCGTTTGCGATAGCATCGGCTTCGGCCAACAGGCGCTTCGCCTCTGCTTCACCAATGAGTCCTTCTTCCAGTGCGTACTGGATATCTTCTTCTTCCTCGGTGCTATACATGCGGCGGGCTTCCTCACGCACGTCCTTGATGGCCGCGTCGCCAGGCTCGCCCCAATCCGCTAGCACAGCGGGAAGGTTGGGGGCGGACACCGGAGCGCCGCCACCCGTCATGAGTACGTAATTCTGTAGCTGGGCGTACCCAGCCCTAAGGAAGTCAATCTCCTCCTGTAGTAGCTGCGCCTTCGTTTTCCACGGGAGCCGGAGCTTCAACGCTTCCACCTCCTAGGAACGTCCGAAGGTCATCAAGCTGCTCGGTGATTCTGACCTGCTCGGCCAGTTCATCGCGCCTCTCGGAGAGAGCCTTGATTTCCACTTGTAGTGCGTTTACCTGTACCTGGGTAATCATGCCCAGCGCCTTGCCGATCTTCTCGCCGCAGCCGGAGCAGATGTACTTGCGCCCGCGCAGCTTGTCGAACACCGTGGCGGCTGTAAGGTTATAGCCGGTGTCAACCACGCGATGTCCTGGGTGTGTCTCACAGATGAGGCACTTGCCAGGCTTTAGCATGCGGTCTTTGTTGCAGAGTCTAAATGCCATTAGAACTCAACTCCCATCTCAGGGTCGTAGTTGTCCCGCCGTGGTCTACGGTGCCTGTCTGCAAGCTCCTGTAGAGTAAGCGGCCTTTCCATATGATCCTTGCTCTCCATGTGGGGAAGGAGAGAGGCGGCGCTGCGGATAGCGATTTCCACCGCATCCAAACAGTCGTCCTTGGTGTTCTTGAGGGCGGAGTCGTAGTCGAGCCACTCCTCAATGAACTCCCTGTGCATGTGCCGATGAATCCTCATTCGCCCCTGCTTGAACAGCGGGGCCATCGAGAGGATACGCTCGGACTTCTTGCCGTTAGCGAACACCGGAATAACCGGGGGGAACCCAGGCATCCGTGCGATCTGATCTGCCAGCACCTTCTGATAAGCCTGCGACTCAACGCCGATGACTTGGGGACGATACTGGTTCCACCACTCGTACACCTTGTCCACCTGCTCGTGGAACGGGATGCGTCCCGCCCACAGCCGCAGGAGGAATGCCTGCCCTCCGTCCTCCGTCACCCCAATCAGGGCGATGGCGAACTTGTCGGCAGTGTCGGCCAGCGA